GTTTGAAAGAGAGAAAAAACGAAATTAAAGAAGAAATGGAATATACTAATAATGATTCTTTACAGGATGAATTGTATGAAATTAACGATTCTTTAAAGAAATTAGGGGTAAAAACAGAACGTTCTACAAATGTTCTCTCATAAACTATTGATTTTATTGACTTTTTTATGCTTGACATTAACGTTTTTTTATGATAGCATATACAGTATATAATGAATAAACCACAGAAAGGACTACATTATGACATTTAAATACACTAAAGAAGAACTTTTTAAAGAGTTTGCAGTTGCAAAAGAAAAAGATATTGCACTTTCAGACAAACCGACACTTGAAGAAAAAGAACTTGATGTTTACAAAAACAGAATACAATTCTTTTACGATCATATTGCTTTAAAAGATAAACATCCAGAATACTATTCTGAAGTAGATGTTAAGTTTGATAAGTTGTTAAAACTTTATGAAACTGAAAATCCTAGAGATGCTTTCTATATGGCTTTTTTCGGTATGACTTATGCACAAAAGAAAAGACAAGAAAGTAATGATAATTCAGAATCAGACTATGAATAAAATTATTTCTCTCATATTTTGTTTGTTGTTATTAACTAATTGTAGTGCCAGTAAACAATCGTATATTGGCGCTACATCGGTTGCAACGGTATCGGGTCTTGCTTGTTATGAATTTATTAGTGAAAACCCAGCCGTTGTTGCTGCTTGTGCTGTATCAGGTTCTTTTAAAGGCGCTGATATTATGTACAAAGAAAATGACGACCAGATTATGACAAAAGCATTTATAGATCATTTAGAAAATGCACCAATGACACCAGGGTTTACTACTTGGACTAATCCTGTTACTGAAAGTAATGGTATTATTAAGACAACAGGTTTTTATTTAAAAGGTCCTATTAAATGTACATCCGTAGAAACAACACACAATCAGAATTTAGATTTTACAAGATTTTTTGACTCTATACTATATGGTAATCCATATAGGGCAATTAAATTACAAGAGGTATGTAAAATGCCTGACGGTAGATGGAGAGTAGAAAAGAAATGAAGAAGTTAGGTATATCACTTATTGTCTTTGCTTGGGTAATAGTTATTTGTGCTACTGTTAAAGTAATGGCAAATGATCTATCAGGTCAAATATATCCTGTTGATAAAGTAAGTTTAGAACAAGACGCCTACTTTAAAACAATAAAAAAAATTAAAGAATTAGAGTCAGATAATAAAGTTTATTATGATAAAGTACAACCTATCAAAGAACAATATTGCTTTGTTAAGGTACAGATAAAAGAAGTAAACAATGAAATAGTAAAACAAGAGATCGTTGAATGTGCAGATGGAAGAAAAGCGTATGACGGACCAAGTTATTGGGAGTTATTTGCTCAATTTTATTATAGAGATATGAATACTCCTGCATATTGCAGACGATATGAAAGACCAAGCCACGCATACAATATACCTGGCAAAGTCTGTTTAGATAAGAATGGTAATTGGGAGGTGAAAAAATGAAACTCTTATTAACCGTAGGGATTCTGTGGGTTTTACTAGCTTTTAACTGGAGTCCTTTCGTAAAAACAGTTAACGAGTATCAGCTTGTTGACAAAACAAAAAAAATAGTATATAATATAATGAGGAGTGTGAATAATGAATAAAACATTAAAATACTTTTTAATTGGTGTGATGTCTATTACATTGGCAAACTGTTCAAGTAAAACTTACTCAATTAAAAAAGAAACAGACAAGGTAGTTACAAAAGTACCTGCTTGGTATATGAATGATTACAATGCCAAGAAGATGTGTGAAACTACTATGTTTGGAAAGTCTAAAGATAGACAATGTATCTTTGGTACAGGTACTTCGGTATCGCCAGACCTAGAACTTGCTATTGAAAAGGCAACCTTAATTGCAAAGGCAGAAATGGCCGATATGATTAAAGGTGAAATGAATAAAAAGGCAAAGATATTTACTACTGAATTAGGTAAATCAAATACTAAAACAGTTGTGTCCGATGTTGAAACGACACTTGTAAATATTATTAAAAATACACCTGTAAGAGGTTATGAAACTTTTGCACAAGAAGTAACAATGACAAAACAAGGTTACTATCGTGCTTGGGTAGGATTAAGACTTCCATTAGGTGAGTTTAATAAGATGTATAACTATTCAATTGAAACAGTAGTTGACGCTTTTGAATTAAAGAAACTTGCTGAAAAAAGTTACAACGAAGTAGAAATGGTTGCAAAGGATGACAAACAACAGTAAAATAACTGTATATACAAAAGATAATTGTATCTATTGTGAAAAGGCAAAGGCCTTACTAAAAGGCCTTTCCTATTCTTTTACTGAAAAGAAATATGGTAAAGATTTTAAGACACCAGAAGATTTATACGAGGCCGTAGGCAAAAAAGTAAGAACTATGCCACAAATAGTTGTAGATGATAAACTATTAGGTGGATATAATCAATTAGTAGAGTATTTTGTAGAACAAGGAAAGGTTAATTTTAAAGGTGAGATCAATAAATAATAATATGTCAGATAACATAACGGTTAAAGATAATATTATACTTTTTCCTAAACACAAAAAAGAAGCACCCGATAGACAAATTTCAGAAGAAGAAATGAAATTAGCAATGGAGGCACAAGCCAGACTATTTGCACAACAATTAAAAGATGTTGCAATGGATGATTTGTTTGCTCTATTAGATAGAAATTCATTAGATACAGATACAGCACATATGTCAAAAGACTTGGCTTTTGTTGCAGAAACAATTGTAAGTCTAATTTATAGGGAGTTTAAAATTAAACATCCTATGCAGACAATTGTAGATAGTGCCGTTAAGATTAATTCAGTTGACGGACTTAATGTACCTGTACCTATGGTAACTTACGAAAACATATTAGTTAAAAAACAAAGTAAGAAACCAGAAGATGACAAAAAGATTCCATAAAGCACTTTGGAATACTTTGAATACTAAACGTGCCAGTATTCAAAAGTTAAATGTGAGGCACACTATATAATAAAGGAGTGATGATGTTTAAATCATTAACAAATATGTTCGCAAAAGACGAACTACAAGTAGTAAAAACAGTAAAGAAAGCTTCTAACACTAGAGGCAGAAAAGCAATCTCTAAAAGAGCTAAGGTATTAAACCTTTTATCAAAAGGTGAAGCAGTATCTTGGAAAACTTTAAGAAGTAGATTTGACTTAACGTCTCCTAGAGCGTTAGTTGACACTTTGAGAGCAGAAGGTCATATGATCTATGTTAACCAATCTGCTAACGGTACTTCATACAGAATGGGACAACCTACAAAAGCAATTATTGCTGCAGGTATCAAAAAACTGTATGGCACTCCATACGCTTACAAAAATGCGTAATTAACGAGTCTGTGGTGGCGACCTAAAATCGCCACCACTTTTTTTTATTATGACAGAATTTAAACACGGAATTTATAAGACATTACAGAAATTGATTGGCACAAGTCTAGGCCGTGCCATCATATATACCATAGGACACATTGTTATTGCTATGACTTGTAATAACTTTATTACAGGTGCAGAATGGAAACTTGCTGCTGCAGATGCAATTATTGAACCATTAATTAACGGTGTGTGGTATTTCTTACTTGATAAACTATGGGCAAGTAAGTATATAAATAGTAAAATATAATATTGTACAATATAGGAGTATATTATGCCGACAACGACAACAAGTGCTTTTGGTAATTTGGCTACATCAATGGGCTCTTCAGCACCATTAATCCACGAAATCTTACAAAAAGTAAATAACGCAAAAGACAAACCTAAAAAGATTGAGGTTTTAAGGCAGAACGATAGTCAGCCTTTAAGACAGATTTTAAAAGGTGCTTTTGATCCCAAAATAGTATGGGAGTTACCTGACGGTGTGCCACCATATAAAGAAAATGATGCACCAGCAGGAACAGAACACACGACTTTGCACCAAGAAGCAAGAAGATTGCATTATTTCATAAAAGGTGCAAACACTTTATCTAAAGCAAAACGAGAGTTAATGTTTATTCAAGTGTTAGAAGGTTTACACGCTGACGAAGCAGCGCTTTTAGTAAATGTAAAAGACAAAAAACTAAACCAAGTTTACAAGGGTCTTACAGACGCAGTTGTAAAAGAAGCATTTGGGTGGAACGATAACTACACACGCCAATAAGACTAAATATTATTGATATGATTCGATAATATTACAACTAGGGAGTGAACAAAAAGAGAACATCTTTTTGACGGAATGTCGCACTCCCTATAAGTTGTTGATTTCACTACATTTTTTCTACAAAATAACCAAAAAACTGCTTGTAATTGACTCTTTTTTAGTGTATATTATACATATAAAGGAGATAGATTATGAAAATATTAAGTTGGGTTACATTATTAGTATCACTTTGGTACTTCCTTATGTGGGGTGCTAACGTTGCTGGTGCTAACGAGTACAACAAAGCAGTTATTGGCCACGTAATTAAAGAAAAGGTTACTGGTGGTAATATTGACACAAGTAAGTTAATGGAGAATGAGTTGCAGAAACTTGCTCATCAATTTACTATTGAGTCAATTGTTATTTTACAAAAGTATTTACCGTCTATACTTGATGGTATTGCTGCAGATTTAAGATTGAAGGCAGATAAAGAGTATAAATGTAAACTTTTAAAGGGCAGTCCTAATGGATGCAAAGAGTAAGTTTATAGAGTTTTTTCAGATTATGGCGGCCTTTGTACCTACTGAAGTTATAATAATTATATTGGCAGGTATAATTTTTTGGTTATGGTCTATTTTACAAAAAGGAAAAAATGATTACAAAAACTAAAAAACTTAAAATTAAAAAGAAGTTATCTAAAGAACTTTCCGTAAAAAGAAAGTACAAGACCACTTATGCTGATATTAACAAATATTTTAAGTTAATCAATCAAGCAGTATTTGATAACAAATTATCACCTTTTAACGATATTGAAATTAAAGACCTTACAAGACAACTATGTGTAG